GCAGGGCATCGACGGGGCCGCCCAGAAGGCCCGCGAGATCTTGCTGGTGAAGGTGCGCGAGGAGGCGAACGCGCTGCTGGCTGCCGCGCAAGTTCTGTACGAGGATGCGTTCCCCGATGAGGAAGGAGGGCCCGAATGACAACAATCGATAGCGATATTTTGGTTTCCCACATCTTGGACGAATCGGCCGACCTTCGTCACTACGGCATTAAGGGGATGCGTTGGGGTGTCCGGAGGACTCGGGCCCAGATCGACGCCGACTCTGCGGATGCCAAGGCCAAGAAGGCCGCTCAAGCCAAGATTGCCAAGAATCGAACAACAGATGTGCTGAGTAACCAGGAGCTCCAGGCTCTCAACACTCGGATGCAGCTCGAGCAGAACTATTCTCAGTTGGTCACACGGGAGAAAGCCAACGCGCCACAGTCCCCCATGGCCAAGGGCGGAAAGTGGGCTAAGGGGTTTGTCTCGGATGTGGCAAACCAGCAGGCCAAGAACATGACCAACGCTATTATCAAAGAAGCTCTGACTAAGCAAGCGCAGAAGAAGGGTCTTCTAACAGACAAGAACAAGAAGAAAGACGAAGACGAAGACTAAGGAGGTGAGGCAATGAGCCTGTCGAACAAGGCGACTCCGATCTACTATGGTCAGTTTCGGGACGCCGTTCTACGTGGTGACATCCCGGTCAACCGAGAGATCTCAATGGAGATGAACCGGATCGACGGACTCATTGCCAATCCCAACATCTACTACGATCCAGAACCTGTCGAAGGGTTCATTCGCTACTGCGAAAGCGAGCTCACACTGACTGACGGAAGCGATTTACATCTGCTTCCGACGTTCAAGCTGTGGGCTGAACAGATCTTTGGCTGGTACTACTTCGTCGAGCGAAGCGTGTACCAACCAAGCGAGAGTAATCATGGTGGTCGATACGTCAACAAGGTGATCAAGAAGCGGTTGGTTAACAAGCAGTATCTCATCGTTGCCCGAGGAGCCGCCAAGTCGATGTACGTCTCGTGCATCCAGAGCTACTTCCTCAACGTCGATACGTCAACCACCCACCAGGTCACCACGGCTCCCACCATGAAGCAGGCCGAAGAGGTGATGTCCCCCATTCGGACTGCCATCACACGGGCGAGGGGCCCGCTCTTCCAGTTCCTGACCGAAGGGTCAATGCAGAACACAACCGGCAATCGGGCCCTTCGCCAGAAACTTGCCTCCACCAAGAAGGGGATCGAGAACTTCCTTACCGGGTCGCTTCTCGAGATCCGTCCTATGACAATCAACAAGCTGCAGGGACTCCGGTCCAAGATCAACACGGTGGACGAGTGGTTGTCTGGCGACATTCGAGAAGATGTCATTGGCGCTTTGGAGCAAGGAGCCTCCAAGGAGTTGGACTATCTGATCATCGCTATCAGTTCTGAGGGAACAGTCCGGAACGGCAGCGGCGACACAATCAAAATGGAACTCATGGAGATCCTCAAAGGCGACTACTACGCGCCTCACATCTCGATCTGGCATTACAAGCTCGACGAGATCGAAGAAGTCGCCGACCCAGCGATGTGGGTCAAGGCTAATCCGAACCTCGGAAAGACCGTTACTTACGAGACTTACCATCTGGACGTCGAACGCGCCGAGAATGCTCCGGCTACCCGCAATGACATCCTTGCCAAGCGCTTTGGCATCCCGATGGAGGGTCACAGCTACTTCTTCACCTACGAGGAGACGCTTCCGCACCGCCGTCAGACCTTTGGTCGGATGGCTTGTGCGATGGGGGCCGACCTTTCTCAAGGCGATGACTTCTGTGCTTTTACCTTCCTCTTCCCACTGCGAGGCGGACGCTTCGGCGTCAAGACCCGGAGCTACATCACCGAGCTGACTTTGCTCAAGCTGCCTGGCGCAATGCGTGCGAAGTACGAGTCGTTCATTCGTGAAGGCTCGCTGCATGTCCTTCCCGGCAACGTGCTTGACATCATGGAGGTCTATGAGGACCTCGACGCGTTCATCACGGCGGAGGAGTACGACGTACGCGCATTCGGGTACGACCCCTACAACGCCAAGGAGTTCGTGGCGCGTTGGGAGTCGGAGAACGGTCCGTTTGGGATCGAGAAGGTCCCACAGGGCGCTCGTACCGAGTCGGTTCCGCTAGGCGAGCTGAAGATCCTTGCTCAGGAGCGCGTTCTTCGCTTCGACGAGGAGTTGATGTCGTTTGCCATGGGTAATGCGATTACGCTGGAGGACACCAACGGCAACCGCAAACTCTGGAAGAAACGACAGGAAGAGAAGATCGACAACTTCGCAGCCCTCATGGATGCTTGGGTGGCTTACAAGGCAAACAAGGAGGCGTTTGAATGAGTTATATTTTCGGCGTAACAGACGCAAAACCTTCCCCAGACGAGCTCCTTCACTACGGCGTCAAGGGTATGCGGTGGGGTGTTCGAAGGTCTCGAACCGAGCGAGCTGCGGCCAGAGATGCCAAAGAATTTGCTCGCGCCAAGATGTTCTATGGCGAAGGCGCAGGCACTCGTCGTAAGCTGATTCGGGAGAAAGTCAACTCTCGAAAGAAGGCTGACCCGAAGTACGCCAAGGCTTTTGATGACGCATATGCTCGCCAAGATTTGGGTAAGCATGGGGACAAGGCTCGACGCGAGCGTGGTCGTAAAGACGCCGCCAAGAAGACTAAGCAGCGTGCTGGATATTTGGCACGAATGAAGACGGGCGAGATGGGAACACAGGCGGCTTTCACAGCGTTGACCGTAACAGGCGTTGCGTTTGTCGCAAGTCCACAAGGACGTCAACTAATGTCGACGTCATATGACAAAGCAGCCAATAAGTTTAGTCGCACTCGCCAAGGTAAGAAGATGTTTGAAGAAGCTCTAAAGTATCGAGGGTAAGGAGGTGTTTGAATGAGTTATATTCTCGGCGTCACAGACGCAAAACCTTCCCCGGACGAGCTCCTTCACTACGGCGTCAAGGGTATGCGTTGGGGCGTGCGTCGCTCGGAGGAAGAGCTTGGAAGAGCTCGTGAGAAGCGTGCTCAGAAGTATGAGAAGAAGGCAGCTAAGATTGACAAAGAGATAGCCCGGATTCAGAGTTCGAAGCACTACACGGCGAGCAGTAAGAAGACTCTGACGAACGCGCAAATGTCAGTGAAGACCCAAGCTCTGGAGGACGCCAAAGCTGCGCGCGAAGGCCGCTTGACCTCTGACCAGAAGCGAATGCTCAAGGGTGCTGCGGTTGTCGGCGGGATTGTTCTTGTCGTTGGGGCATATTCTATGCAACAGAGCGGCGAGGCGAATCGTCTTCGCATGAAGGGTAAGGCCCTCATTGAAGGCGGCGACGTTTTGAAGAAGAAGCCCGAGTTGGGCGGAAAGATGTCCGTTTCTGAATTGATGACGAATGTGGTCGTTCCTGTCAATCCTGATTATGGTTCGCCTGGTGCTAATATGAATTGTCGACGGTGCACGTTTACCTATGAGATGCGTAGGCGTGGTTACGATGTCACCTCCACCAAGACTCTGATGGCCCATGGGCAGTCATATTTGGGGTTGGACGCGGCGACTGCTCCGGGAACAAAACCTCCCAAAGCTACGGGCGTTTTCGCCACTCTTGCAAAAGCTGCTGTTGGCAAAAGGAATGCGTCCAAAGCGGCGATGGGCGAAAACGCTATTTCAGGCACAGCCGGGCTTGATATGAATGACAACATTTTCAAGGCTCTGAGGAAGATGCCTGACGGTGCACGAGGGGAACTCGGGGTGACGTGGGCTGCCGGTGGGGCCCACAGTATAGCTTGGGAGATTGTTGGTGGTAAACCAGTAATCTTTGACACCCAGGTCGGGATGAAATTTACGAGTAGTTCGGATTTTGCGAAATACGGCTCGGCTATCAAGGAGGCTGCGTTTACCCGCCTTGACAATCGCCCACTAAACGACGAGTTCTTGCTGAGGTGGATGAAGAATGCTTAATCTCAAACAAGCCACAGAGCTTTTGCTCAAGGCTACTCCTGTGGTCAAGGTCGACGCGGTTGTCGAGCATGGAGACCTCTATATTTTCCGAGCGGAGACGGATCTGCCCGGCGAAGTCGGTTGGGACCCTTTCTACTCTGTCAATCGTCGCACACGCGAGTGCCGCGACTACTCAATTCTGCTTCCGTCACCCGACGTGAGAGCTGTGGTCAAGAAGTTCGAGGAGGGGCAGTATGTACGTAATTGAACAAGAGAGCAACGCCGATGAACTTCTGCACTACGGCGTCAAGGGTATGAAGTGGGGGGTGAGGCGCTCTGAGGCTGAATTGGCTCGTTCTCGTGCCCGAAAAGAAGCTTTCAGAGAAGCTTATGAGAGTACGAAGTACGATCTTAAAGGTGTTTCAAGCCAGGAAAAGAAAGCGATCATCAAAGAAGCTCGGAGAAACCAAACGGCACGGCGACGCGAGATCGTCGATGCAAAGCGCACGCTTCGAAAAAGCCGAAAGACTTTGACGGCTGAAGGAGAAGCTGCCGCAAAGAAGCATATTTCGGATCTGGAGTTCGAATACATCACAAACCCGGACCGCCATACATCAGCTCGCACCACGCGAGGCGAAAAGGCAGTTCTTATTGCTTTGGGTGTGGTCTCTCCCCCCATCACCGGTGGTGCCGTTGCCGGCTATGTGATAGGGAACGAGTTGGTTGCTCGAAGCGCGGCTAAGAACATTGTCAGGCGTCAGGAGGAAGAAGCGAAGAAGCAGTAGCTCCAGGTTGTAGGAGAAAGGGGCAAGTATGGCGTTGAAAGACAAGCCGCCGAATAGTCGACCGAGCCGGCTGAGGTGCTCCGTCGGTGTCATGCTCGAGTCGATGCCGCCCGATGACCGAGAGATTGCCGAATCGTGGATTGCGAATGATGTATATTCTGCGAATGCATTGCTGACGCGCTTCCAGGAGGAAGGGTACAGCTGCAAGATCACATCTCTTGGCCATCACCGGAGAAAGAGGTGTTCTTGTTATGGCGCTTAAGGACAAGTCGCCGCGAGAGATCGACGAAGTCTCTGAACTGCGAGCCGCGCTTGTCCGAACACAGCGTCAGCTAGCGCGAGCGAACGAGCGGACGGATTTTCTGGTCGAGGCCACGATTCAGGCCTGTCGGGACACTGTCTTGTCACACTATCCTATCAAGCCTCCACCGAAACCCCGCAAAGACAAACGCGACAAAGGGGTAGAGGTGGCTCTTTGGCATCTGTCGGACTGGCAGGGGCGGAAGAAGACACCATCGTATAACGGCGAGATCATGCGCCAGCGGGTTTTCAACTTCCTAAACAAAGCAGACCAGATTACGCAGATCCAAAGAACTCACCACCCTGTTGAGGATCTGACCATCCTTCTCGGTGGCGACATGATCGAGGGTTTGTTCAACTTTCCGACGCAGCCTTTTGAGATCGATGCGACTTTGTTCGATCAGTATGTCTCTGTTGCCAAGTTGCTCTCGGAGGTTATGCAGTACGCCTTGGGTCTGTTCCGGACTGTCCATGTTGTCCCTGAATGGGGAAACCATGGTCGTCTGGGTTCCCGGAGGTCAGCTGTTCCGCGCTCGGACAATGCTGATCGGATGACCTACGAGCTTGCCAAGAGTCTGGTGACTTCACCTCGACTGACATGGCAGGACTGTCCTGAGGATATTCAGCGTGTTGAGATCGGGAAGTATCGAGCTCTTCTGATTCATGGCGACGAGGTAGGGAGAAACGGATTCGCTTCTCCGATGACTATCGTCCGCCATTGCGATCGCTGGGCATCTGGCGCATATCCTTGGGACTTCCGTGATGTCTATGTGGGTCACTATCACACACATGCCGAATGGGCGATGGCAAACGGGAAAGGTGCTGTTTATCAGACCGGCTCTACCGAGTCAGACAACCGGTATGCCCGGGACACGATGGCTGCATCGGCTCTGCCCTCTCAGCGCATTCACTTCATCAATCCTGCGAAGGGCCAGGTTACTTCGCAGTACAAAGTCTATGTCTGAGCTATATTTGCTCCGCCCGAGAAGGAGGTGACACATGGCAGCATTCAGAACTAAGCTCATCCACGCCTGGAACGCCTTTCGCTCCAACGAATCTCCACAGTCTACGGAGCCATATTTTAGCACGGCCCACTATGGGACTTACCCTCCTTCTCGCCCTCGCCTGCAGATCACAAACGAAAGATCCATCGTTGCGTCCATCTACACTCGACTCGCGATCGATCTTGCCAACATCCAGATCCGGCATGTTCGAGTCGATGAGGAAGAGCGATATTTGGAGCCGATTCGCAGCTCTTTGAACTACTGCCTCACACAAGAGGCCAACATCGATCAGTCTTCTCAGGCGCTTTTCATCGACCTGGCTATGACCCTGTTCGACAAGGGCGTCGCCGCGGTTGTCCCCGTCGAGACGAGTCTGGACCCGAACGTGACTGGCGGCTACGACATCCTCGACCTCCGGGTTGGGGAGGTTGTCAAGTGGCACCCAGAGCACGTGCGAGTCAAGCTCTACAACGAGAAGAAGGGCATACGCGAAGAGATCCTCTTGGGCAAGCGGTATGTGGCGATC